TTTAAGAACTTACGAAAAAATAAAAGGAAAAGATAAATAAAAAAATATGTATCAACAAAATCAAATGGGAATGTTTACTAATGCAGTAGATGTATTATTATCAGCTACATTAAGATCTCCTGAAAGCGCAGCTGGTTTAATAGCATCATCAGGTTCAACTTTAGCTAATCTTCCGGTTAGTAGAGAAGAGATTGTATATGCCTCAGGTGGAACTTTTTTAGGTTCAGCTCAAGCAAGCACAAGAGGTGCTGGTACTGGAGGGCAAAATGATAGAATAGGAACTTCTTATAGAATTAGAATAGATAATGCAGGCACCGTAGATAGAATACAGGTTGTACAAACAAGACCCAATGGAACCATAAATGGTGCTGCAGTTGCTGCGCCAATAAATCCAGGAGCAGGACCTAATATGGGTGTTATTGGTCAAACTATACTTTTTGATGCTACAGCTATGTCAAATGCTTTTGGTGTTCAAGCACCTGTTATAACAGGATTATTAACAATAACATTATTAGCTGGAGATTTACAACCACCTTATAGTGGAGGTACGGGTGCTGCTACAGATGGTATATACGAAGCTGAACCTAATTCAGGTGGAGGTTTTGGAATATATGTTGGAGTAGGAGGTAATATAAAAGCGGAATTAGTTGGTGCACCAGCTAATCAAACAGTAACAATTATAGGTATACCAGTAGGAACAGTAGTAAATGGATTATTTAGAAAAATACATACTACTGATGCTGCTACTACCGCAACGGGAATACTAGCCCTTTATTAGTATAAAATTAACTTAAATTAAATTAAATGAAAAAAGTAGATTCAAAAGCCGAAGAGGCTAAAGTACAAATTACAGAAGATCAATTAAAAACTATAAAAAAACACCAAGAAGATCTTAGTCAATTATTAAGAGATATAGGTTTTTTAGAAACTCAAAAACATACACTTAATCATAAATACGCTCTTTTAGCTCAAGAAATAGAAGACTTTAAAGGTGAACTAGAAAAAGAATATGGTGCTGTTAATATAAGTTTAGAAGACGGTGTGTGCACTCCTATAGAAAAAAAAAGTGAGTAGCATTATAAGAAAAATCAGTATAGGTTCTGATTATAAAAACGAAGCTATGCATTATGCTGTTGGACAGTTAGTGTATGGCGGTCATACAATCTCACACATTTTATGTGATGAAGAAGAGTCATCTTATAATATTTTTATTAAAAAAGAGGACGAGATATTACCATGGAAAAAATTTAATCATAATATGGCAATATCGGTTGAATATGATTTGGAATACTAATGAATAGTCTTTATCAGTTTATAATTAAACCTATAGGCGATAGATACAATAATGAAATTAAAATTAAAGATAAAAGCTTAATTATTAATTCTAGTATTTCAGATCATAACTTTATTAATAGAACAGCAGAGGTAATTAGTATTCCATTAGGCTTTAAAACAAAAATAAAAAAAGGAGACACTGTAATAGTTCATCATAACTTATTTAGAAGATATTATGACATGAAAGGTAATTCGGTAAATGGATCTAAGTTTTTTAAAGATAACTTATGTTTTGCTGAAGACACTCAAATATTTTTATATAAAAGTAAAGATACATGGAAAACTAATTTAGATTTTTGTTTTATAACACCTATTGTAGAAAATGATGATTCTAAAGACATTAAATTAAAAAAGAATATTGGTATATTAAAATATAACAATAGTACGTTAGATGCTTTAGAAATAGTACCAGGTGACTTAGTAGGATTTAAACCTAAAAGAGAGTTTCAGTTTATTATAGATAATGAAATTCTATACTGTATGCAATCAAATGATATTACAATTAAATATGAACACCAAGGAAACGAAATTAAATATAATCCAAGCTGGGCAAAAAGCAGTAGAAGAATTAATAAAAGTTGCTAAAGAAAAAATAGTTGATTCAGAAGATGATTTATCTGCTGACAAATTAAAAAATGCAGCAGCTACTAAAAAATTAGCTATCTTTGATGCTTTTGAAATACTATCACGTATTGAAGAAGAAGAAAGTATGCTTAAAGAAACTTCTAAAAAAGATAAAGGAGCAAATTTTAAAGGTTTTGCTGAAGGTAGATCAAAATAATGAACTTCTTATGTTCAGGTTGTGGGGCTTGTTGTAGGTTAGCTGGTCCAGCCGGTGGAGCCAAACATGGTTTGCCTATAAAAAAAGATGGCTCTTGTGGTCATTTGATAGATAATAAATGTTCTATATACCATACTAGACCTAAAATATGTAGAGTAGAAGAAAATGCTAAAACTCAGGACAAACTAACAGTCAAAGAATATTATATTGAATCTACAAAAAGTTGTCACAAAATAATAGATCTTTTTAATTTAAGTGATGATTATAAAATAGATATTACTAAATATAATTAAATTATGTATCAACAAACTCTTTATAAAATTCTACCTAACCATATAAAATCTAAAGTATTTAAAAGAAATAATAGATATAAAAAATGGGAGACAGGTTATAATGAAGAACACGATGTTATCATTATTAGTAAAACTGGTCAAATTGGTGAAGTGTATGAAATACAAGGTCTTAAAGTGGCATTACCATTAGAAGAAAAGTCATATAAAAGATCAGGAAAAAAAGATGAACAATATTGGGAGTCACATAATTATCCAAAAGAATTGTCAAATATTAAGACTGTTTATGATTGGAATAATTATCCTTCTAATTTTAAAGAAAAATGGTATGATTATATTGATGAAGAATTTAAAAAACGTGATGAAGGATTTTGGTTCTATAATAAAGGTATACCTAGTTATATTACTGGTTCTCATTACATGTACTTGCAATGGACCAAGATTGATGTTGGGCAACCAGATTTTAGGGAGTCAAACAGAATCTTTTATATTTTCTGGGAGGCATGTAAGTTGGACACCAGATGTTACGGATTGTGTTACCTTAAGAACAGACGTTCTGGCTTTTCATTCATGGCATCTTCAGAACTTGTACACCAAGCAACCATCTCTTCGGATTCCAGATATGGGATATTATCGAAGACTGGAGCTGATGCAAAGAAGATGTTTACCGATAAAGTGGTACCCATATCAGTTAATTACCCGTTCTTCTTCAAACCAATCCAGGATGGTATGGACCGTCCCAAGACCGAACTCGCATATAGAGTCCCTGCCTCGAAACTCACACGGCGTAAACTTGATCAGAACGAACGTCCCGAGGACCTTGTCGGGCTCGACACCACGATCGACTGGAAGAACACCGGGGACAACTCGTATGACGGTGAGAAACTTAAGATCCTTGCCCACGACGAATCAGGGAAATGGGAGCGTCCGGACAACATCCTCAATAACTGGCGTGTCACGAAAACAACATTAAGATTAGGTAGTAGAATAATAGGTAGGTGCATGATGGGTTCAACATCAAACGCATTAGACAAAGGAGGTTCTAATTTTAAAAAGTTATATGATGCATCAAACGTTACAAATAGAAACCGCAATGGTCAAACTAACTCAGGATTATATAGTTTGTTCATACCTATGGAATGGAATTACGAAGGATACATCGATACTTATGGATTTCCTGTATTCGACACTCCGAAAAAACCCGTCCAAGGCATTGATGGATCCAAGATTCAGATCGGAGTTATCTCGCATTGGGAAAATGAAGTTGAAGGTTTAAAAGATGATCAAGATAGTTTAAATGAATTTTACCGTCAGTTTCCAAGAACTGAAAAACATGCATTTAGAGACGAAGCAAAACAATCTTTATTTAATCTTACTAAAATTTATGAACAAATAGATTACAATGAAGATTTAAGAAATTCAAATGTTTTAACAAAAGGTAATTTCCAATGGGAAGGTGGAGTAAAAGATTCTAGAGTTATATTTTTTCCTCATAATAATGGAAGATTTATAATATCATGGATACCACCGGCACAGTTACAAAATAAATATTTATTAAAAAATGGTATTAAATATCCAGGCAATGATCACACTGGTGCTTTCGGTTGTGATTCTTACGATATTTCTGGTACAGTAGATGGTAGAGGATCTAAAGGAGCATTGCACGGTTTAACTAAGTTTTCGATGGAGGATGTTCCTCCTAATATATTTTTTTTAGAATATGTAGCAAGACCTCAAACCGCAGATATATTTTTTGAAGATGTATTAATGGCATTAGTATTCTACGGTATGCCAATGTTAGCAGAAAATAACAAGCCAAGATTACTATATTACTTAAAAAGACGAGGATACAGGGGATATTCTATAAATAGGCCAGATAAGATTTATAATAAATTATCTGTTACTGAAAGAGAAATAGGTGGTATACCTAATACAAGCGAAGACATTAAA